AATAGATAAAAATCTATCTCTAGTTACTGAATTATTTTGATCAAATACTAAGAATCTAGTAGCTGATGCAATATATTTCTTAACCGAAATTAATAATCTTCGTACGTTTACTCTGTCTAATGCACTAGGAGTTGCTTGAAGAGTTTTTTGACCCCAAATACAAACTCCATCATTTGGGAAATTTGCTATAGGATTAACTCTAACAGCATATAAATCATCACGTTTTTGTTGTGAAAGAATTGTACTTGTTCCTGATACTCCAGATAAGCCTCCTCTATTTAATCCAGCTGGTGCATACCATGGAGCTGCTATAGCATCATTAAATGCAATTGCTCCTGCTACGGCAATCGAAGGTGGCACATATGTTAATCCACCATTTGATTTAGGTATTTGAACCCATGGCCAATAAACTGCAGTATAGTTATTATCATAGCTAGTATCATTCATATGATTAATAACGGTTGGAACATCTGATGTTTGTGCATGAATATCCATTACATAGAATGTATCTTGTCTTTCTATTGCTAAATTTCTAGCCGCTTCAGTTACTTCTGAGTGCATTGAATCTATAATTCCTGGCGTAAATAACATATTAATATCATAATATTCTACATCTGATAATGTATCAAATGCTTTATTATATGCTGTTGTGCCAGTGCTAGTTGGTAGACTACAATCAAATCCAAATGTATTAGCAGCAGTAATATATTCTCCTGAATATTTTTTTAGATTTGGTTTAGCTCCATCAAATCCACCTTGTAATGGAATTATAAACTTTCTTGTTTTAAGTGCTATATTAGTTCCAAATGTAGATCCTGTCAATGCGCCTTCTAATGACGCAGAATATGCAGTTGTTACCGTAGGGTAATTTGCTTTTGATGACTGTACTATATCTCCTAAATAAAAATCTGAATTACTACCAGTGACTTGAGTAGACAATACTGGTAATGGTGCTAAATAATTTAAATTATTAATTTTAGTAAAATCAAATCCATGATATATTGAACTATTATATCCGGTCGATGCAACTTGCGTAGTAATATTTTGAGTAGGTGCTAGATTAACACTTGCAGATGCATTCGGTATTGGTGAAACTAATGCTCTAAATCCAAATGGTATTAATGTTCCATATGTACTATCTTTAGTTTCAATTCCGTCAATTACTTCAATACGAACATATTGTGAATTAGTTTTATATTTTCCGGATGTTTTAATTTCATTATTTGAATCTAAATATGTATATTGAGTACCAATTTTCTTTGCAACATAATCAGGAGAATTTGGATTCAAATTACATCTTGGATATGTTTCTACAATTTCAGGTGTTTGATCAGTATCACTAGAATTATATGGAGTATTTTTAAAATATGACGATTTTACTTTTCTAACAACTACAGTAAATGTTCCGTAATTTTCTGGATCAGATGTTTCGGTTCCCAATCTAATATCACGTATACCTATTTTTACTTCATGATTAACACTTGTTCCGTGAGACAATGTATGAAATTTAAATAAATTATATGCTGCACCACCGGAATCTCTTTGTGATGTAATCCATGGGGTAGCTGCTGATGAAAAATCATTTGATAAATCAATTGACATTGTTGCTAATTTTAAACTAACGTGTCCAACATCATTAAATACGTCTGTTATAGCAGTGTTTTTATATTGTTGATATATTGGATAATTTATTCCTTTTGGATTACTTCCGAATATACTTTCTAATTTTAAATTGGTAGTAGTAGAAGGATCAACAGATCCTGAAATTGCAACATTAGCTCCAACTTTAAAACTACCATCAAAACCAATTGAAGAATCATTTCCATGGTGACTTGTATATGAACCACTTAAATATAATGCAAATGATCCAGATCCTCCGTCTAGTATAATACTATCTTCAAATAATTCAGTAGCGCCGTCTGCAGTTACTGCTTGGGTTGGATGAAATACATGTGTTACGTAATTGTCTGTCGCACTTGACGGGCCACTTCCTGATGTTGCTATTAATGCTAATAAACCATTAGTTAATGTATATCCGTCTTCATATAATAAACGTGTTACTGTAATTACATCTCCATTTGCTAAATATCTTTTTACTATTTCTGGTACATATGAATCTTCTAATGGGCCTTTTCCAAAAATTCGTTCATATTCAGATATTGATGTTATTTGAGTTGGAACTAACGCTGGTCCTTTTTGTGTTGGGCCTACTACTGCAGGGCCAATAGCCTGTACACGAGATCCAAGATCGCGCGTTTGATCTATTTCATTTGTAAATACTCCTGGGGAGATTATATTTTCTGGCATTGGATACTCCTATGATAATATATATTTTATTTATAAATATGTTGTAACTGCCTCAAAATTTACATTGAAGTAAACGTTCCGTCATTAATGTTAATTTGGCCGTCTCCATATTTTTCTTTAAGTTTATTTAATAGCTCTTGTTCTTGAGTTTTTAATTGAATAAATTCATTTAAATATTGTTGTTTTTCTTGATTTAAATGATCTAATTGTTGTTCTAAAATATGTTGTTCTGTAGTTATATTTCCTAAAATATTATGTGTCTTTGCAAAGTTTTCTTGAAGTTTTTGTATTTCTTCAAGATCGGTTTTATCTAATTTACGTGTCATATTTTTATCAATTTATTTAATAATATATTATATAATATTATAAACATAAATCCAAATTATGTTAAAATATTTTGATTAGTAACACTTCCAGATGGACTAGTATTAATTGGATCACCACTAAATGATGAATTCCATTGAATTTGTTTCGGAGAATATAATTTTTTAATTGACTCTATATTTGTTTCTTGTTGTGGTAATATTGTACCTTTTACTGTTAATGGCATGGTAGCTCTAACTAACCGGTCCTCTCCTATTGTATTTACAGTTTCAAAATTAACATTTCCTATCATTGCTTCGAATTGTACATGGCCGTCACCCCATGAATATCTATTATGAGGAAAAATTTGATCTACTAAATCATTAAGTTGTGTTGTAAAATCACACCATAACATTAAATCATATTCTACATCTACATATTTTGGTATATCTACTACAAAGAATTGTTGTGAATTTTTTGGTTTATTAACTGGTAATGGAAAAAATGTATCTTCGTAACGATTTCTTTTGTTATATTTCATTCGATGAATAATACGATTTGAATCTGGTTGACTGTTAACGTCTAATCCTCGAAGACTATCTCTTTCCGTAGCAGAATTTCGTTTTAACATAATAAGAGGAGATTGTAACATCCCTTTTTCATCTCGAATATATCCTAATCTCTGTACGTTATCCCATTTTTCACCATTTGAAAAAATTACTGGTACGGGTATTGGATTTTTATTTGATATTACTTGAGGCCGGATTTTGTTTTCAACATACCACTTTAACGCATAATCAATATCATATAATGTTCTTTTAGGAGTTCGTATTACATCATCATCACGTCGAATTTTACTTTCTCGATTAATCATACGATCATCGCGATACCCTTCCGTTTTTTTTGGATTTGGTTTATTTGTTTTACGATCTATATTATTTCTATTTACTCTAGACATTAGAATCCTTTATATGCTGGTGATTTTGTATCTCCTCCATGTCGAAGATCTTTTATAGCTTGAGGTGTTTGTCTTGTTACGTGTGCGTTACATATTACAGAAACACTATATCCATGCTCTGATCCATTCGGCCATGTGTCTGGATTTTTACCTGTAAAATATTGATTTGCATCAACGTTGTCTAATTCATAATATTCATTGTCCCAAAGAACAATATCTCCAACTTGTGGATAAAAATCAGCTTTTTCTAATAAATCTCTAGAAATGGCAAATGTTGAAGTTCTAGTATAACTATAACCATAATCATCCATTCCTGCAGATTTGTCGTCTTTTGTTACAACACAAGGAATTAATATAGAATCATAATATGTTTTATTTTCAGATTCCCCATATATATTTGAGTTACTTTGTTCTACTATAAGTTTATAAAATTCAATTTCAGTGTCAATTACAGAATTAATCAGTTCGGCATTTATGGCTGCTATAAATCTTGCGTCTCGTTTACCTCCAAATAGTGCCATAAATTATCCTTATCCAACATATAAACGAAGTGGTATTTTAGCCATCATTTCATTTATTTGTGTTGCTTCTATATTTTGCCGGGTTAGCATTTGTTCTTTAGTCATTTTTTCTAAAAATTCTCTAAGTTGTGTTATTAAGGCTTCTTTTTCTGATTGTCCTTGTGAAACTAAATCTCCTCCATTAAGTGTTACTTCTCCATTAGGAATTGGTACTGATGAATATTTACTTCGAATATATCCTAACATCTCTTTTGCTAATGCAGAACCATATCTAATTATCCACGCACGACCCATATCATTAATTGTGCTATAGTTTTGATATGTATATGGGATATTAGATGCGTCTGATATCGCACCTTTTGTAAGTGCGGTGTTTCCAAATAGAACAGCATCATTTGCTTTATCTTCTTCAAGCATAAATTCAAACCATACATTTTTAAAAAATGGTTCCATGTTAGATCCAGATACAGAAGGAATTGGATATAATCGTATATCATCTCCATGGATATCAAAGGTATAATGCGATTTTCTTATTCTATCATTAAATTCTATAGTTTGTATTCTTAATAAATCTGCATGTAATGGCATCAACATAAAATTAACAGATGGAGAAAACCCACCAAAATCAAATGCATCTAATAATTGTTGTGATCCTAACCCAGTTCCAACGAATGGATCGAAATATCTTATAATGGCAGGTGGTGGATTATGTAATACTCTTCTAACTTCTATTCCGTTAGACGTTGATAATGTTGTTCCTAAAGATGCTTCTGCTGCTTCTTTTAAGTTATATGTTTGTTGGCCAGGTATTACATTTATAGACGCAGAATACCATTTTGTATCTCCGCCGGACTCTGCCTCCGTACCATATGCTTTTGATAATTTTGTAATATATCCAAATGAATTTCCAACAACTGTATCAGTAAACCCAGAATCTTCCATGAAGCTTGAGGCAGTTTGTATACCTATAGTATTTATTAAATTATTAACTATGTTAACCTGATTAACTTGATTTGAATATTCTATCACAGCAGCTTCAAATGCAGTATAGAAATTTATATCTTGTAATTCAACATCCATTACTGGATATCCAACATGTTGTGCTGCATACTTTGCAAACTTATCCGCATGTTCTTGAAATATTGTATCGGAATCGAAAAATCCAAATGGGGTATTACCAGCAGTAAATGATGAACTGCCGGGCCAGATTGGCTTATTTTCACTATAATCCATGGATTACCCTTATTTTAATATAAATATCAAGTATGTTTAGAATAATTTAGTAAGAGTGCTTTCTAACAACGTTAAATCTTTTAAGGTTTCGATTTTTCCTACACACATTTTGCGAACTGCAAAGAATGATTGTCGTGCTGGATATTGTGTCATTATTTTTAATGTTACTAATTCTGTATCTTTACCTAAATCTTTTTCTATATGCACCATTAAAACTAATCGAATAGCTCGGATCCGATCTAGAACGTCTACTAGTCGTCCGTCGTACCGGATTCGACATTGCATTGAATATTTATGTCTTGCAACTGCCATATTGTCTATTTTATATATAAATATATTTAATTAAAATTTGTCTAAAAACAAATCATTTTTATTATGATTCTCGTTTCTTAAAGATTTTTTCTAATCCTGATATACCGAAACTTCCTAATGTAATTATTACAAAAGAATTGTAAATAAATTCATTGATAACTAAATCTTTTCCTGTATATCCTGTTATTATGTCTGCTATTATTACAATAACCATTACTGCAAATGAAAAGAATCCTATTACAGATTTTTCATTGACATCGTTTTTGTCTTTAAATATATTTCGAAATGACATTTGATATTCCTTTTTTTTATATAAATATCAAAATA